CTACTTCCTCGGATGTCGGATCTTGTTGCCACTGCGCGTTCCACTTGGTGGGTGACAATGATGACTTCACCCCCAGTAGTTCTTCCTTTTTCCAAAACTCAGGCCACAATGGGGACCCGGACGGAAGTATCGCAGGAAATTCTACCACCTCCCATTGATCCGCCATAGTATCTTTTGATTGCTCGTTCAGTAACCGGCCCGTCAGGTCTTTCTTCGACCAGCGGGTTTGCACGATAATTATGGTTCCCCCCGGCTGGAGACGTTGTCGGGGACCCGAGGTATACCATTCGTATGTGTTGTCATACGCGGTAGACGACAAAGCATCTTGTTCCGAGTGCGGATCATCGATGATCAGCAAGTCCGCACCACGACCAGTCATCGCCGCGCCAACACCAGCAGCAAAGTACTCGCCTTTCTGCTCAGTCTCCCAGCGACCAGCGGCCTGACTATCAGCCTTGAGCCTAGTATCAGGGAAGATCTCTTTGTATAGCGGGTCATCAACAAGGTCACGAACCTTACGGCCGAAGCGGGTAGCTAGTTCGGTGTTCATCGTTGCCTGAATTATTTTCAGCTTTGGGTTTCTGCCTAAAAACCAGGCAGGCATTAAGTATGATGCTAGTTCACTTTTAGAGTGCCGGGGTGGCATGTTTACGATCAGGCGTTTTAGTTCCCCCCGGGCAACTTTTTCAAGCTTTTCGGAAATCACACGGTGGTGGTTCCCCTCAATGAAATTATCATACACGTGGTGAGCGAAAGCCATAAACTTCTCTTTCGCTTCAGCGCGGCGATGCAGGACTTCTTGCTGTTCTTGCAGGGCAAGGATCTCTAGCAGGTCTTCCTGGGGGATAGCGTCTAATGCTCGGCTCATGCCCGAATGATATTACGTTCCAATGAATTTATCAATCTAACTAATACACGCGCATATGTTAACTATGCACCCGCAAATATGGGGGTGGGGGGTCTTTAGAATCGTTCTAGATAATCCGACCCCGAACCAAGTTACCCCGACGGCGGCGCGAGATAAGGCGGCGAAAAAAGATTATTTATTTTCTGTCAAGCTATTGACATCTATTTAATGACAGTTTAATGTCATAGACATTAACCAGCAACAAGGAGTTATTGCTATGAATATCAAAGACCAAACATTACGCAAGCGGTTCGCCGCTGCTAAAGAAGCAAAGGCAAAGGCAGACAAAGAGTTTGCCGCGCTGCGCGCTGAAGTCCTGAACCGCGGTTCGCGTGAAGGGCTTTGGGCTATCACGCTGCGCGACCGCGCCGCGTATCATGTCGACGCTGGCACTCAGCAAGTCGTCAAACTTTTAGGATAAGGAGAATACCATGTCATTGAATTGGAATTTAGCAGACGTAAGAGACGAAGTGTGTTGGAGAAAAAGCACGGAGACGTGGCCAGATAAAGGGGATTGCTCCGACGAGCAACGCGCCGCAGGCCTCGAATTCATGCACCCGGCGACCGATAAACTTGTTTGGGCAACCATGGCCGTCGGTATGCCGACCATCAAGGAAGAAAACTATCTCGAGTTTTTCTGCCGCGTTCAGATATACGAGGCACTGATGGGCAAGATGGGCTGGCACACCGAAGGGTCGGCCCCGTTTTGGACTGAGATGGACAAGCATCTCGGCTGGGAGTGGCGCGAAGGCGAAAGCTGGCTATCGAAGGTCGAGGTTATTCACGCAAACATTGGGCTTGGCACCAATGCGACGCGAGAGACCCGAACCCAGTTTGTCAGCCGCATCACCAAGCGGTTCAAGGAAGACTATGAACGCATCATGAAGCGCAAACTAGAAGCATAAACACGGGGCGCGGCTGGACATCTGGCCGCGCCTTTGCTACTATTTACTGTCAATCAATCAACGGGAGTTTATCAAATGACAAACGGATTATTTACCATCTTCTACTTTCTCGGCGCGTTGTTCACGTGGCACATGGCTGCGGCCTTCACCATCATGGGCAGCTTGTGGCTCGGTGTTCTATGCATGGCAATCGGTGCCTTGTTCTTGGTGCTGATGTATAAAGACGGGATTATGGCTTATGACCAGTGAGACAAAAGTTTTCTTCCGTAAGTGTAGCACCTGCGGCAAGGGCATGAACGAAGGCTATGTCGGAGAGGATGGAAGCTATGGCTGCTCAGATGCCTGCTGGTTTACAGGCGAGTATACACGCGAGATGTATGCCGACGACTACGAAGCAGGTTCAGCCTACTGGACTGAGTGGGAAGAGTATGACGGCGGCGGCGAGCTATACACGGAAGACGGCACCGAGCTATAAGACTGAAACACGGAGACCAGGCGCAAGCCTGGTCTTTTTGATTAAGCAAGTCGCAAGGTTTCGAGTGGCGCAAGTCGCAAGGCAACATAGCCAAGCCGCAAGATTCGCGGATCTCGGGGCTTGCATCTACTAACAAAAAAGGCTATTCTTTTTCTGTCAACTATTAACGGGAGTTTATCAAATGACAAAGAATCTAGGAACATTTAACGGGTCGGCGATCCTATCCAATACCAGCAAAATGCCAGGCTATTCTATCAGTACGCCCGCGCAAGATTGTAAAACAGGGGCAAAGCTTGCCAAGGTCAAGGGCTCGGTTTGTTCAAGCTGCTACGCGCTTAAAGGGACTTACAATTTTCCAAGCGTCAAGCTGGCAATGCAAAACAGGCAGGCCTTTATGGCCTCGCCTAAGTGGATCGAAATCATGACCACAACCATAAACCGGACTAGATCCCCCTGGTTTCGGTGGTTCGATTCTGGCGACGTGCAAAGCGTCAAGCATGCACTCGGCATCTTAAAAGTTTGCAAGGCCACGCCTAGCAAAGCTCATTGGATTCCAACCAAGGAAAAAGCAATCTGGCGCAAAGCCTTGGCCGCGGTCGACTTGCCCGACAATGTAACCCTAAGACTATCGGCCGCAATGGTCGACGGCGAACCGCCCAAAGGCTGGAACGGTCAAACGTCTACCGTGGACAAAGAAAGCGACGCGATCGGGCACTCTTGCCCCGCGCCAACACAAGGCGGAAAGTGTCAAGACTGCCGCGCCTGCTGGTCGCGCGACGTGCCGAACGTTTCATACCACGCACACTAACAACTCCCGGCCCCGTCACCCCTAAAAAGGTGGCGGGGTTTGGCGTTTCGCGCTACTATTCGCTATCCGCAAGCCGCAAGATGCAAGACACGCAAGACGCAAGGCTCGTGCCGTGAAACACGGGGCTACATTCAGGGTCTGATAACCCGCAAGACGCAAGGCGCAAGGCTTTTCCCCCTTCAAATAAAAATAGATCGCCCTTCGAGGGGCGTGATACTAGGATAAAACTAATACCGCCAGCCGCAGAATAAGCCATATTCCACGCAATTTGGGATGGTCTTATGTTTACCGTGTTAGCTTTTGCTATTTTTAACTCAACCCAAACGGCAACCCCGTCATGCACCAGATGCACATCAGGAACGCCCGACCCCGCACGGTTTTCAATCCTTGTCGTGTGGGTTTTCGGTGGTAAGTTCTGCCTCAATCGCTTCCACAGGTTTTGTTCTGGTTTCGACATCAGTCGCCTCGCTATACTCGCCTTCGATAAATGCCGCAGGATATTTGTCTTGCAGCTTTGCCAGCCTCGCTGTGATTTCTTCGCGGCTGAGTTCATCATACTTATGCACGTTGGTTGTCTCGCGCCTGTCGATAGTCAGGCCACCAAGTGATGAGCGGATTTTCTCTGCGTTAATTGCAGCGGAAAACTGTCCCGCCTCTTCCGCGTTGTGGGATAATTCGTCGAAGCGTTTAAGCTGGTTGATCAGCGTCACCCCATATTTGCGCTCCCGTGCCTCGCGTTCTTCAGCGATATACTCGACCACCAGCGGGAAGTCTCGCCCGTTCAAAAGTTTTGAGGCTTGAACGTTGGCACTGTCTTCAGCATAACCAGCCTTGCGCGCGCACTCGGCATTTGAAAAACGCCCCTCAATGTAGTGCCTTGCAAATTCCTTTTGGCGATTGGTCAATCGGCGGGTCGGTTCGGCTGTTTCGATAGCTGTTTTGCTGTCAGTTTTCTCTGTTTTTTCAGTCAAGTTTCCGCTCCAGTAGGCTTTTCTCATGAGATATATACATTAAAAAATCAAAAATCATAAGTCCCGACAACGTTAAAAAAGGTCAAAATATGCGTTTGAAGTGTTACAACGTAACAGAAGTGTTACAGCTAGACCCTCTGTAAGGCGCATAAAACCTAGCTTTTTGTGATGCTGTAACAGTGTAACACTTGTAACACCTATATTCTGCGAAGTTTTCCAAAAACTTTTTTCGTGGGAGATTACTACTGTTACAACGGTCATTTTAGTGCTTTTTTCCCTGACAGTTTTATGCTACAAAATAGGGGTATCCCATGTGGTTTGGGACACACGATTATAACAGATTACAGGAGTTTATCTATGTCGTTTGAAATGAAACTAAGTAATGGGGTAGCTACTATCACCCATGAATACAAAACCAAAGCGCACTGCTATCGCGCTTTTATGGTCGAGCATCTTATGCGTAACAATAAGGTATTTGAAACCTGTGAACAGGAAGACTTGCAGGATGCGTTTCAGGAACTGATCCTGACCAACCGCACCAAGATCCGAGTTCCGCGTCACAAGGATGCTGACTTGTATATGTTAAAGCCTGTCGTTTACAACATCGAGATTACTGACCTCGACGAACCTGCCCAGAATTGGGGTCACGACTTTACGTTTTATTTTTCGTTCAGCGGAATGGGTGAGCATTGGAGTGAGGAAATTAGCCCCGCCGATTTTCGCTTCAAGTTGCTGCAATCGATTGGCAACTGCGATGGCGAAGATTTAATGGAGCGCATTGAGATTGCATCTAGTTATGAGGAGACTTTTTAAAATGGCTACGCAAGTTTATTTGATTGACCCGTTTGCCAAGACTGTGACCGAGACGAGTATCGATCGGCGCATTGGCTTGAAGGACATTTATCGTTTGATGGACTGCCGCTTGATTGACGCGGTTCGGTTTCGCGATACCAGTGACGTGATCTATGTCGATGACGAAGGCTTGTATGCCGACGATCAGCGGTTCTTCAAGGTCGATGGTGTGCCGCAGCCGCTGGCAGGCAAAGCATTGTATGTCGGCACGACAGACGATGGCGATGACTGCGCCCCGACTCGGACACTCGAACAGGTTGAGTTCATGATCGAGTTCATGCCCGACAGCACCGAGGCGCAAGATCCGAGTTTCGATATCCGCAGCTACAGCAGCGATGAAGAACTGAAGGAACTGCTCGAGGAGTTGATGTCATGATGGACGCAGAGGATATTCACGAATTTCATTACGAGGATGGTCACCATCGCAAGACGTATCGCGTCAGCTTCATACCTGTTGAAACACTTGAGTATGAATATGTTGTCGAAGCTGAAAGCGAGGATGATGCCTACGATGCAGCCGAAGAACAGTTGCAAGAAGCCATCGGCTGGGACGCGGCGAAGGATTTCCAGCTAAACGATTTAGAGGAGCAAGCATCATGAAAGGTGAACTGACAGTGTATTTGTGCATCGGGGACAAGCTCTACCCGATTGCATACCTCGACAACGATGCGATGTATTCGCATTTGATTGAGGGTTTTGAGGCTTACGCCAAGTCGCAGGGCGGCTCGATTGTTGAGCGTGTAAACGACGAGCGCGAGATCTGCACGGGCGACGTTGATATGTGGTCGGGCGGGGATCTCGCCCAATCATACGCGGAACTAGCCGAGGTGGTCGCGGATGTAGCGAACTTTAACTACCTACCGCACCGGCTTCGCATGGACATTGTTGAAACAGTAGATCAATAGGAGATTATTATGGGACTTGATATGTACTTAC